TTTTAAACAAAAGTCTCGATCAACCACGTCAAATAATTATCAGGCCTTAAAATCTCATCCTCATCATTCTGAAAGAAAACAGAAAAAAACCTACTACGATAGTGATTGTTCATGTGCTGTGGTGGATTATTGCGTGGGTCCTAGAGGTGGGCACTACTGTATTACGAGTGGAGGAAACAAGAGATATAAACCTAGATATTAATTAATTTGAATTATGAGACCTCCATTTTGAGAGGTACTTTATGTCTTAATCACTACCACCTCATCGGTGGTTTTTTTATGTCTATAGGAATCACTTATGAGCAATTTTGTATTTAAGCGTGGTGACACTTTCAACTTAAATCTTCAGCTAGTTGATATGGATGAAGCCCTGCAATATCCACCAGATGATGTGCGCCGTGCAATTGATCTTACAGGTTATACCTTCACTTCACAGGTTAAAGCTCTGGCTGATGGTGCTACTGTGGCCACATTAACTTGTACTGCATTAAGCCAAAGCACACAGAAAGGGTGGCTGAACATTAAATCTAGTGCAAGCACTGCAACTTGGCCTTTAGGGCTGTGTCAGATGGATATTAAAGCTGTAGTTAGTGGCACTACACAGCACACTGAAACTTTGACTTTCCAAGTGATTGACGGGGTAACAGCATAATGGCAAATCTTGTTTTTAAATTTAGTTGGGATCACCGGCCATTCCCGTATAACTCGGCTCAGGGAAAACGGCAATTCATGCTGCCATTCGCTTCAGGCATTCCTAATCTGGCACCAAACTTTTCGCAGGTCCAAGGTACTGCTGCAGTCTCTCAAGGTGGTACTGGGGCGACAACTGCACTAGATGCTCGAAATAATCTCGGAGCAGCAGAAAAAGGGGAGAATAGTGACATTACAGAGCTAAAAGGATTAACCAAGGCTATTGCAATTTCTCAAGGTGGTACCGGTGCAACAACTCCATCCGATGCTCGAACTAACTTAGGGCTTGGTAGTGCCGCGACTAGAAATGTTGGTACTACAGCTGGTAATTTGATAGAAGTTGGCGGTTTTGGAATTGGTGGAGTAGGCCAAACTTTTGAAAGAAAAATGATTACGGGAGTAAACCTAGATTCTGTCGTTAGCTATGTATTGTTATTTCCTTATTCTGTCAGAAGCTCACCCAATCGAAACATGTTTGGTGAGCTAGTGTTTTCGAGGGGTGATTCAGGCTCAGCAAATCAACATTCGAGAACTTTAGTATCAATTCAGCAAGCATATGATCGTGTTACAGCTCGGTTTATTAGTATTGGTGTAACAACTCATATTTCAGGTATGGCTGTAGTTAAATATCAAAATGTAGACTATGTTGCCATTCGAAGAACAGCAAGTTCTTCAACATCGGCATTTAGATATTTTTCCGGTATTTCCAATATTACATCTGATAATTATTTAGTTACTGTTCATACAGATGACGTTGTTATTGTCAGTGAGATACCTGTTGTAATTGAGCAGCTAAGAACATCTGCGAATACTTCTGTGGATTCCAACGGTTTCATAAAAGCAGCATCACCAGTAGTTAAGCTATTTAACGACCATATCGAGCTCAATAATGATGCAGAAAAGCAGCCTATTGAATTTAAGAAAGTCGATGTAGGCGACTATTTACTTAAAGGCTCTTTAGGCTTTGCTCAAGAAGGTTGGTATATCGAAGTACCTAAAGACGCAAACGGCAACACAATCGTTGCAGTAGTGTATGACACCCTAGAAAATGGTGACATCTCAATTAAAACTTACAAGCGTAAGTTTGATTTTGAACTTGCTGCTGTTGTGGCAGATCACGAGAACCCAATGGACATTCCAGAAGGCCGCTGGATTGATATCCGTCTGCATGAAGAACCTGAACCAGAACCTGAGGTTGAAGAAACTTTGAGTGAAACACCAGTGGATTTCCAGCCTACTAACTTATCTCAGGCAGTTGCTGCAGCCATGAATGGCGTGGAACCGCCAGAAATCTCAGACACAGACGAAACACTTTAATAACCCGCTTAAAAAGCGGGTTTTTTATTGCCTAAATTTTGGAGAACCATAAATGAGTTCAGGCGCAAAAATTCGATTATATGCTTGTGAAGAAGCAGTTTTAGGAACAACTCCAGCAAACCCGATCTGGTACACAGTTCGCCGTGTAAGTGATGGTTTATCTGAAAATGTTTCTACTGAAGAAAGCAGTGAAGTGGTTGATTCACGTTTTCGCCAAGGTGGGGTAGTTACTGAAGCAGAAGTAGCAGGTCAGTTAGAGTTTGAATTATCACTTGGTACCTTTGATTTGTTCTTAAGTGCTTTAGCATTCAATAACTGGGCGACAAACAGCTTAACAATTGGCGGTGCTGTTCGAAAATCATTAACGTTAGTTAAAGTTTTTGAAGATATTGGGCAGGTGTTTATTTACCGTGGAGTTCAGGTCAATTCTGGTGAAATTACTATCCAGACTACAGGAAAGATCACTGGTAACTTTGGTCTTGTAGGTAGCTCATTTACTAGACAGCAAGTCAACCCTGTTGTAAATCCGATTGCAGCTTCAACACGTCCACTGGTCAGTATGCCAAACGTGGAAAACTTGCTTGTAAACGGCCAGTCAATTCAAGGCAAAGCATGTCTACAGTCTTTGACCATTTCTATTAACAATAACCTTGAAGCAATCCGTTGTATCGGATCTGGTAAATACACTCCAGAGTTTTATTTAGAGAAGATGATGGATATCGAAGCGAATGCTTCATTCATGTTCTCGGCCACAGCTGCTGGTTGGATTGATGCAATCAAAACCCGTGATGTGTTTACACTGACCTTCGACATCAGAGACAGCAAAGGAAGTAAATATTCGTTCAACTTCCCGCAATTGGAAGTCATGGAAGCCAATCACCCGGATGGTGGTGGTGATGACATCATTACTGTAGATATCAACTTTGCCCAAGTTCGTACAGCGCCAACAATTGTACGTGCTCTTGTGTAATCAACTTATTCAGTAACAAAGCCTATGGAATCCCATGGGCTTTTTTATTTCTAAAATTTCAGAGGTTGTTATGGCTTTAAAAGTCGGAATTATTAAAAGCTCGGACGTATCAAAATGGTGTGAATACAAGGGGGTTGATGGCGAAGTACAGGCAGAGTTCAAAGTCCGTGGTATCGCCTATAAACCTTTTCAGGTAGCAATTGAACGAGCCGGAAATCAGATTTCATCCAAAGGCTATGATGTGATGGTCAAAGATGAAAATGCCAAGCTTTACCATGAATTGTTAATGGATGCGTGTGCTGCCCACTTAATCGAAGACTGGAAAGGTGTGGTATTTGCCGAAATCGTAGACGGTAAAACTGTTGAGTCCGAAAAGCCATATACACCTGAGAATGCCTCAAAGCTTCTTAATCTTGGTGATATTGGTATTTCAATCTGGCTATTCATTAAAGAACAGGCCCAGAAGATTCAGGAAGACGCAGACAAGGACAAGGCTTTAATTCTGGGAAAGTCATGGAGCTCTACAAATACCAAAAAACGTATGCGTCGAAAACGCCGCACGAAATCGAGCAAATCAAGTTCTTAGGCGGCCGTATTCCGGATCCGCCAGAATATTCGTATGCGGCTGATTCAATTCTTTCGGCATTTAGCACTATATGTCGATCCAGACGTTATGAGCAAAGCATACCGTTATCTTTAGATCAGCAGGCTATCAATGTCTATGCTGAGCATAATGATTTGCCAGTGGCTGCTCATATTTTTAATGACTGTATTTTTGCGTTGGATAATTTGTTTTTGGAGGAGTGCCATAAGAAGATATCAACCAAAAGCAAAGGTAAGTGACCAAATTAGGTATTGCCAGGGACTGAAAAGCCTAATTTGGTCAAAACGTCAAACAATTAAGCAGTTGCTCTTAAACGCGACTCAAAATAACGCAGTCGATGTTACAAAATACTTGATCTGGATTGACAGAAAATTACCTTTAAGGTGTTGCGCGTGATTATCAAATGATGAATAATCACCTTACCGTCAATATTTGACGGTTCAGCATTCTTTTACTCTTTCCAAGAACCTTGGTGTTTGCTTGTATGTGTTTAACATTAACTGAAGCTAAACAAAAACTTAGAGCATTTGCTAGAGATACTAGCAAAATCAAGTTAACTGCACATGCAAAAGAAAGAATGAAAGAACGCTGTATCTCTATGAAGCAAATTATTTGCTGTTTTGAGCATGGAGATATTACTGAGGGGCCGTACCCAAATACTCGTGGTGATTGCCAGTTAAATGTTTCTGTTCGCACTGCAGGCGAATACATAACAACAGCTGTTGCAATCAAGCAGAGCGAGAACGGTGAATTCTCAGTAGTAGTCACTACATTTAGAGAGTAGGCTAAATTATGTATCACTATGAAGAATGCGGTCTGAGCAATATTTGGCTGCGCAATGGATTTACAATTGAAAATGATGAAGACTATGGTGAACTCGTATCTATTGAATCTGTTCATGAGCTTCATAATGCCATTGGGTTGTTCTTAATTACGCAAAAGCCTGACTTGAATGGTGAGGAAATTCGTTTTTTACGTAAAGAACTAAACTTGTCACAGAAGAATCTTGCTGGGCTTTTAGGAGTCAGTGAGACTAGTATTAGACATTGGGAAGCTGATCGCGGTTTAATTGGTAAACCTACTGAGCTATTACTTCGTGCATTATATAAAGAGCATGTTCAAGGTGATGGCAAACTAAGAAGTATGATTGAGTCATTAAATCATCAGGAACGAACTTTAGTACCAAGTGAAATTAGTTTTTCATATGGAAATAACCATTCATGGCATCAAACCAATTGTGAAATAGCTTAGTTAGTTTTATTTGATAGAAACCACCTTCGGGTGGTTTTCCTTTATGTGACATTTAGTAACCAGTTTGTTAAAGTTAGTACACTTTATAACAAACGGTGAAATTCATGAAAAAAATATTGGCTGCGGGTTTAATTGGTCTTGGGTTGGTGGGGTGCGCTACTCCAGCCTATAATTATCAAGCTATACCTAAAAATATAAGCAAACCGCCAATTGGATCAGTTAATAAAGCATTTGTAGGGGATCAAATGCTTGAACAGGGAATGGTGGTTGATCGTGAAGTTCTAAACGTCCCTGAAAATATTAAAATTAGTTTTGCTTATTCACTTACTTCAGGCATTTACTTAAAAACAGGCAAAAATGAAAAAGGGCAATATTTTCAGCCATTCAACACTGTCAGTGGTGGGGGGATGGTTCAGAAAAACCCTTTAGCTGACCCATTTAAAGTAGTTATGTTAGATACTGAAGGTAAGCTCTGTGTAGTAACAGTATTTAATGCAAAAAACTGTACTGATAAACATCAAGCTACTATGAAGACAGTAGCAATTGCATCAGATAATTCCTTCCAACAAACATTAATTTATAGTGGAAAATTTGGAAATAAAATTAATGTCGGGTACCGTGAATTCTCAAGTAATCAAGCACGTCCTGCATTCAATAATGATGTTGAATATGATTTAAGCCAATCTAAGCAAATAGGTTATAAAGGTGCTTTATTGGAAGTAATTGATGCCACTAATCAAGATATTACTTACAAAGTTTTGAAGAACTTTAACAAGGTAGATTAAGATGAGTGCACCACAATATAAACCAATGAGAGAAAGTGAAGTTTGTAATGCTATCGGGTGGGTGTTAATAGCTCTTGGCTTTATCGCAGGTTTTTTATTTATTCTTGCATTTGGTCGAATTGAAGTAGCTTCTTACTATGGTAAAGAAACGGTTTGGTCTGGAGTTATGATAGCAACAGGAATCGGAATTATATTTAATGGATTCCTTGCAGGCTACTTATTTCAAAAAGTAGCTAGTATTCTTCGTTACCATGAGAATAAATAATATCTTGCATAAGCACCCTAGGATGCTTTTTAAAATTGGTTTAACTACCCTGCTTGGTAATTATATTTAACTTAAAAAGAACTACCCACTCATTGAGTGGGTTTTTTATTGCCTAGAGGAAAGTAAAATGGCACAAGAATCCCGTTTGGTCATTGTTATTGATTCGCAAAATGCTGAACGTAATGCGCGTAATCTAGGCAATGAACTTGTTAGCATTGAACGTAAAGGTGAATTTGCATCTAAGTCTATGGACAGCTTGTCTGTAGCCACCAGAGCTTTAGCTGGACACATGGCTGGTTTATTAACAGTAGGTTCAGCCATTTCAAAGATGGATACATATACTGGATTACAAAATCGCCTTAAGTTAGTCACTAACAATCAAGTTGAACTAAATAAAGCAACGGAAGACACTTTCCGAATTGCTCAAAAAACCTATTCAGCTTGGGATTCTGTGTTACAGGTTTACCAGCGTTTTAGTGATAATGCCAAAACTTTAAACCTCACAATGGATGACACAGCACGTTTAACTGAAACAGTTTCTAAAGCTGTAGCAATTAGTGGTGCAAGCGCAGAAGCTGCTGATGCAGCTTTAGTTCAGTTCGGGCAGGCCTTGGCTAGTGGAACGTTGCGTGGAGAAGAACTTAATTCTGTAATGGAGCAAACCCCAGCACTAGCAAAGGCTATTGCTAAAGGTATGGGTATTACTGTAGGTGAATTACGTTCAGTAGCAGCTGAAGGAAAAATTACTTCACAAGAAATTGTAAAAGCGCTTAGAAATGTAGAATCTGATGTTGATGCTCTTTTTGCTAAAACAGATATCACAATCGGGCAGTCTCTCACACTCCTAAACAACGAGATCACAAAATTTGTTGGCGAAGCAGGTAAGGGAAGTGGTGCGGCACAGGTATTAGCTGGATCAGTTCAAACTCTTGCAAGTAATTTAGATTTAATTGCTGATGGGGCTTTGGTCGTTGGTATTGGTTATATAACTCGTGCAATTTTGATTAAGAGCGCTGCTATTAAAGAGGGAATGGCTTCAACTTTAGCGAGCCGCCAAGCATCTGTATTAAATGCTCAAGCAGAATATGCAGAAGCTACCGCTGCTTTGAATGCAGCAAAAGCTCATCTCGCGAATGTGCGAGCAACAAATGCAGAAACCCAAGCTAAATTTGGAGCAACTGCGGCAGCAACTCGATACGCACAAGCACAGGCAGCAGTAACTGCTGCTACAAATGCACAAACTGCTGCGCAAACACGCCTCTCAGCAGCTTCTTCTTTAGTTGGTAGTATTGGTAGCCGAGCATTAGGACTTATCGGGGGTCCAATTGGAGCAATTACCTTAGGTGTATCCGCTCTGGCTGCAACTTACACTTATTTTAAAGGTAAGGCAGAAGAAGCGAATAGAACTCTCGCTGAACAAGCCGAAGTGGCTAACCGTACTGCTGAAGAATTAAAAGGCTTAAAAGGTGAGGCAAAAACCAAAGCTATTAATGACTTAACAACGGCTTTTAAAGCTCAAAATGAGGAGTTGAAAAAAACAGAAATGGCTGTTGGTTCAGCTTTAATTGATATTCAAAACTACGGTAAAGGTAATGTTGAACTTACAAGGATTTCTAATGAAGCTCGATTGGGCACGATTAGCTACAAGGAGGCTATGGAGCAACTTGCTAAGCAGAAGTTACCCCCAAGCCTAAGAGATGCATTAAAGGAGCAAATCGACAAATATAATGAAGCTTATGAAAAGGCTGATAAGACCAAAACAGCCATTAAATTGTTTGGTATTGAAGTTACCTTAACGGGTAATAAAGCCCAAAATGCAGCAATTGAGCAACAGAAGCATGCTGATGCTATCAAGAATACAAAACAGGCTGCAGATGAGGCTCAAAAGTCCTTACAGAAATTGTATGCAGATAAATTGTGGGATACGCAATTTGTCGAGATAGTAATGAAAAAAGGTTTTTCTGAGTCTCAGGCTAATGATTTACTGAAGCTTTATAAAGATTCATTAGCTAAGGGTCTTAAGGCAGCAGACCGAGAGGCTATGAAAGCATTAACGGATACTTGGAAAGCAGAAGAATCAATCAAAGCCATCACGGATGCTAGAACTGATTCTATACGTGAGCAAAACAAGGAGCTTAAAAATCAGCAAAAAGTACTAAGTGTAAATGCGAAAGTCCTAGCGAATGCTTCAAAATTCGGCTTTGCAGATCTAGAGTCTAAATACAAACTTCCATCAGGAACATTATCCGCGATTCATATGATCGAATCTCGAGGTAATGCAAAAGCCTATAACAAAGAAACCGGAGCCACTGGTGGATTTCAGTTTCTCGAAGGTACTGCTAAGCAATATGGCGTAAAAGACCGCACTGATTTAGCACAGTCTGCTGAAGGTGCGGCTAAGTACATGTCTTATCTTTTGAAACTTTTTAAAGGTGATTTAGAGAAGGCTGTACGTGCATATCATGCAGGTGAAGGCAATGTAATGAAGGGTAAAGGTATTGGTAAAAATAATAATCAATACTGGAAAGACTATCAAAGTTATATGGCTGGTATTAATGGCTATTCTGCTGGCGATATTTCATCAAAAGACTTTGATAAGCTTATTCAAGATACAACTAAAATGGCTGAGGAGCAGGCAAAACTTCGCCTTCAGTTAGAGAATGAGGTTGCTAATCAAGTAACAAAGATTAGGAATGATCTGGCCAAAAAACTTGAGGATGTTGATAAAGCTAACTTTAACCCAGAACGCAAGGCCGAAATTAAAGCAGAACTTCAAGCACGTGCAGATAATGATATTGCTATTGCTGAGCAAGCTACAAAGACTAAGCTTGATTCATTCCGAGACTACACAAAGACGGAAGAGCAAATATTAAAAGATAGCTATGCCAAGCGTCAGTTTGAGGCCGAGCATGACCTAGATTTAACTAAAGATCAGCGTAAAGAGGCTGTTGATCTATTAGCTCAACAATTAAAGCAAGAACTTGGGTTAATGCAATTAGCTCAGGAACAGCGTTTATTTCAGGCACGTTTATCATTGCTTTCGGAAACGCAAGCCATGCAGGAACGTTACAGACTAGAACGGGAGGAAATTCTTAAGAATACCAAGCTTTCTATAGAAGAGCGGCAAAAGCTAATCGCATTATCTAAAGCCAATCAGGATAAAGAGACACGCGATAAAGTGAATAATGCTGTTCAAAACTGGGGTGGTATTCAGGCTGATATGAATGGTACCAGCGAGTTCTTCAGACAGGATCAGGAGCGGTTTAGCCGTTTAAATGCTGCAAATGATTTAGCAGATAGTCAATTTGCTGCTACTGATCTGAATGAACAAAACTCTTTAGATGGTCTTGATGCTCAAATGGAAGCAGGACTCATTAAACAACAGGATTACGAAAATCAGAAAACAGCTATCATTCAAGCTGCTCAGGACCAACGTAATCAGATTGCTGCTGAACATGCAAAGAATGTTCAGGATATTGAAGATAAATATCAGCAAGATCGTTTGAACACCCAAATTGCATTTGGTGGCCAAATGATGGGTTCACTTACATCGATGTTTGGTTCAATGTTTGGAGAGCAATCTAAAGCATATAAGATCATGTTCGCCGCTGATAAAGCTTATGCCATTGCAGCTGCTGGTATTGCGATTCAGCAAAATATTGCAGCAGCTTCAAAAGCTGGTTTTCCTCTTAATTTACCATTGATTGCTGGGGCGGTTGCTCAAGGCGCTAGCATCATTGCAAACATCCGGGCAATCAAAGATCAAGGTTTTGCTGAAGGTGGTTATACAGGTCGTGGTGGGAAATATGAAGTTGCCGGAGCTGTGCACAAAGGCGAAATTGTATGGTCCCAAGAGGATATTAAACGCTGGGGCGGAGTTGGTTTAGTTGAGAAAATGCGTAAGAGTGCAAACCCTGAAGCTTTTCTCAATAACAATGCCTCGGCAGATAGTGTCATGCGCCGTGCAATGATGAGCTCTAGTGCCTTTATAGAAAGCCAAAAGCAGGCTGACATCTTTAATCAACCAGTTCAAGATACTCAGATTATCTATAAGGGTAATAGAGACACACCTAAGTTAGCTTCTTCGGCAAATTCTGACCTGTTCCATGATGGCAAGGTCTACTTCTCATCCAATGGTATAGTTCAGGATCGCTCAAATCTGGATGATGTTCAGGACTTTACTTTAGGACGTACTTCACGCCCTCAAGCTGAGATTATGCCTTCAATTGAGCAATCCTCTCCAACTATCAATTTCAAGATTGAAGTCGTGAATCAAGTCAGTGGTGCAACTGTTGAAGCTGAACAATTGGATGAGAAAACTGTCCGGATCATTGTTACAGATGAACTGGATAAGCAGCTTCCAAGAAAGGTACCGAAACTTGTAAGTGACCAAATCGCAAATCCAAACTCAACCATTAGTCGGTCTTTGACTGAGAATACGACAGCAAGACGGAATCGATAGTTTTAAAGTTACAGGTATAAGGAGAGTAATGTTAATGGAGTGTAAGTAAAACCGTTTAAAGATGCCGGTATAAGAGAGAAGAGCTGTTGACAGTGTCAACTCCTAGTCTCTTCTAAAGCCTATTGACAGCCAATATTATGAAAGGACCACCTTCGGGTGGTTTTTTTATGCCTATGTTTTCCATAGTAGGAAAAATGAATAAATGACATTTTTTTGAAATGAAACAATAAGGGCACTTAAAAAAGCAAAAACCCCAGTGTTGGCGCACTGAGGTTTTCAATTCAACTCAACCGAGCAAAGTTAAGGAGAAGTATTACTATGCCTGAAATTATAGCAGTGATTTTAAAATATGTAGAGGCAACTATGGAAAAATATGGTTTTGTAAAAGTAACAGGATCTATCTTATTGGGAATTTTTCTTTGGCAGTTTTCGAACATTATTAATGCTTTTGCAAAGTTGATAGAGGTAGTTCGATGAATGATAAATATACTTGGTGGGATGTAGGTAAATCAGTATTAATGATCTCCATCCCCATCTTAATATGGAAGTTAGATACCATAATACTAGCGTTAAAATCATAGAAACCGACCTAATTAAAGGTCGGTTTTTTATTGCCTGAAGGAAAGTTATGTACAAGTTAAAGCTAAATCCTCAGACCAGCGGCTATGGCGTAACACCGGGTGATGATGTGAAACGTCAGCAGATGGATGGCGGTCGTGGTCGCTATTACATCGATGTAAAACGTAATAGTCATATTGTCGATGTGAACTGGAATTTAAGTAAATCCGATTTTAATAAAATGATGGCTTTCTGGCGGGTCTACCAGAATAAGCCAGCCTCATTCTATGCGGATCTGGTCATTGATCAGGGAACACGTCAGCAATATCTATGCAATTTCATTCCAAACTCGTTCAAGACCAATGAAGTGAATGGCAACCTTTACCGGGTAAATGCACAGCTCGAAGTTGTTCAAAACCAGCCTAACCTTACTGCCGATATCGCTTTGATTAAGGATTGGGAGGTCTAATGGATAACGAATATGCCAAATTCTTTTTCAATCGGAAAGTTGATGTCTATCAATTGGAGTGTATTGAGCTTTCTCATCCTTCTTTTATGAATACATACCGAATAGTCCGTAATGATGACCGAGGTGTTTATGTTCAACATAAGGAGGGATCCGGTCAGGTCTATTATGAATTTTTGCCAGCATCTATTCAAAGATCCGGAATGCTGGGTGATCTGGACCAGACATTAACAGTCTCTATATCTGGTTTAGGTGATGTAATGCCGGATGAGTTTGAACGGGTAATCGAAGGCCAATATCCCGATGTAAAGCCAACAGTAAATTACCGGATTTACAGTTCAGACAATCTGAATTCTCCAATGTTTTATTTACTCGGACTGCAACTCTCCAGTGTTGCAATGAACCATAAAGCTGTGACATTCAAGGCTGAATCACCAAGATTAAATACTGCGAAGACTGGAGATATCTTTTCGCTTGATCGTTTTAGTGGTTTGAAGGGGGCTATATGAAGAGTCACGATCATTTGCTTGATAGACAATATGACGAGGAAAACTACAACTGTGTTCATTTTGCTCATGAAGCTGCATTGGATCTATATGGAATAGACCGGGTGGAAGCACTTGAATTTTTTATGAAGCCTATTAAAGAAAAGGTATTTCTACCATCAAGGTTAAAACTTTTAAATCCACTGCCCATGCCCAAGGAAGGCTGCATAGTCGCCTTTCACTCGAGATACCGAAACAAGCCCCCACATGTGGGGCTTTTTCGTTTGGGGCGTATTTTGCATTTGCAGGAATCAGGCGTTTCATGGATGCCAATTCAAGTCGTTCAAGCATTTGGATTTAATCGTGTGAGTTTCTATGATTAAGATTATTTATAAACAAGACCCTTTATCCGAAGACAAAACAATTGAACACGCCGAAACTTTGGGTCAATGGCTTACTTCAAAATATGATTATATGCCTGAACATGTCCGTATTTTCCATACAACAAGTAATATGGATCATGCCGAAATTTCATTTGCGAATGAAGTCACACCGAAGAATGCATATGAATTAAAGCAGCTCGATTTCTTGCCAGGCACTTTCATTGTAATTGAGAATCCCAAGGGTATAGACCCCATAACTCTAGCTTGGATAGCGGTTGCTTCTATAGTTATGGGTGTGGCTGTTGCATTATTAATGCCTGTGCCCTCAATTACCCAAACCAACCAGAATAACAATCAATCCTCGTCTGCAAATAACGAATTATCAAACCGTGAAAATAAAACTCGCGTAAATGGTCGTATCGCAGATATTTATGGTGCCGCTCACGATACCCCTGATCTGATTACTGTGCCTTACAAGGTATATGAAAACAATGTCGAAGTAGAGCATGTAGTGGGCTGTATTGGGCGTGGACACTATAAAATCAATGGAGCTTATGACGGTGAAACCAATATTGTCGATATTGCTGGCGCATCGGTAGAAGTCTTTCGACCAGGTGTAGATATTGTTTCAGGTGAGCCATATTTCTCGCTTGGTACCGAAATTACCACGCCGCCACTAACGGTTCAGCATCAAACTTCTGTTAATGGCCAAGTTCTCCGTCCAGCAGATACACAGTCTTTAGAAGGTACGAACTACCTTCATTTTGCATATCCAAACGAGATCCTTCGGGCATCTGCAAACAATACGGATTTAACCACTAAGTTTGTAAGTAATGACCGCGTAGAAATCACCAATGCCTCATTCACGTTTAACGGCCAGACTTATGATTTAAACGGCACTTACAGCGTTCTATCGGTAGCAGATGATCGAATGACGTTATCAAATCCGGCGGCCGTTAATGCTAACTGGTTAAAGCTTAAAGAGTTAAATAACCAACAAACTGCAGCTTTGTCACCAAAGATCAGTTCAATAGGTGAAAAATGGATTGGTCCATTCATTCTGGACAATGTTGAACGTAGCCGGGTGCTGTGTAATTTTGTGGCCACAAATGGACTTTATACCGTTTCTTCAGGTGGGAATCAGGCCGCTGTTAACGTCACGATTGAAGTTGAAGTAACACCGGTAAATGAATCTGGTGCAGCGATTGGTAATCCGATGCTGAAGCAGATCATTTTGAAAGGTTCGGCAAAGTC